GAGACAGTCATTGCCGTCGGCCCGCAGTTTAAGAACTATGCCGAGGACAATGGGATATTCCACGGCGCGTACGGTCGCAGAACCAATGGCCAGTACGACTACGCGATCGAGAAACTGAAGAACGATCGCGACACACGGCAGGCTGTTGTCACCATCTGGAACCCAGAGTACGACAACCAAGAAGGTAAGAGAGACTACCCGTGCACTGTCCTCCATCAGTTTAGAATCAGAGACAACAAACTAAACATGAGCGTGTACATGCGATCGAACGACGTGTGGCTAGGAGCAGCGTATGACTTCTTCCAGTTTACGAGGGTTCAACTCGCGATGTGTAGCGTGCTTGGCGTTGAGCCTGGCGCATACGCTCATCATGTTGGGTCTTTGCACATTTACGAGTCAAACTACGCGGCCGCGAACAACCTTAAGAAAACCGACAAGGTTGAAGCAGTGCCGCCTATCTACGGTGATACGTGGGATGAAGTCAAAGACTCGGCAATAGCGATCCTGAACTCTGTAAAAGATCACAGTTTGTTGGACTCTCTTTCTTCGCAGGAGCGGTGGTATGCTAGTGCCATGATCACAGCGATCGAAAAGAACAAAAGAAAAGAGGCGTGATGAGTGGCGATTGGGATGACGAATACTCTTCACCGATGAAGGAAGCCGCGGTGAGTATGCACGAAATGTACCTCACCTTGCGTGAAGCCGGATTCTCCAGACGGGACGGTCTTGAGCTTATCGCCAAGATGCTAATCACAGGCATTGCAGAAGCCTCGATAGAAGACGACGAAGATGACGAAGATTGATGGACGATACAAGACCTTCTTGGGATGAGACATGGCTTGCAGTAGCCGAAACTATTGGGCTTAGATCTCGATGCTCGCGCGCGCAGTTAGGCGCCGTGATTGTTTCTAGCGAGCAAAGAATCTGCGCAACAGGTTACAACGGCCCTGCGGCTGATTGGCCTGAACAAGGTACGTGCAGTCTGTGGTGCCCTCGAGCAAGAGGTGAAGCCCCGCTAGACAATATGTATGATGCTTGCCCAGCGATTCACGCTGAGGCAAACGCGTTGCTATATGTAGACCGCTCGAGTGTCGCCGGTGGGACACTCTACGTGACGAGCGCTCCGTGCATGCAGTGCGCTAAGTTGATAACAAACTCTGGTCTTGCGCGCGTCGTATGCAGACTGCGTTCTGCCGATCTACATCGTAGACCGTACGACGTGTTTGAGTATCTAAAGAAGTGTAAGATCGAACTAACAGTAGTTAAGGACGACGACGTTGAGTGACAACGACCTTTCAAATGTGCAACTGCACCTTGTTGACAACGTGCAGAAGGCACAGGATTTTCTGCACTGGCTTGGGCAGAGAAGACCGTACAACGCTATCTCGGTAGACACTGAAACCGGTGAGCTGCCCGGAAACCCAAGAGATCACGCACTGTCGCCGTGGCACGGCCGTCTTCGTCTCGTGCAGGTTGGTGATGGTGAGCAGGGCTGGTCGATCCCGTGGGACGAGTGGTCGGGCGTTTTCTACGAGGCAATGGACAAGTTTGACGGTCCGTTGATCTGCCATAACATCGCGTTCGAGGCGCGCTGGTTTGATGTTCAGTCCCGATGGGATATTCCGTGGCATCGTGCACACGACACGATGATTATGGCACACGTTGTTGACCCGCTTGGGTCTGGCGCTCTAAAGCGTCTTGCCGCTCTTCACATCGACAGTCGCGCAGTTGCTCTACAAGAGACACTCGACACTGAACTAGTTAAGAACGGGTGGACGTGGGGGACGGTTCCCACTAACTTTACGCCATACTGGTCGTACGGCGCTCTTGACTGCGTTTTGACAACTCGTCTGTGGGAGATGTTCTATAAGCAGTGCGGGCCTGACGGTCCGTATCAGCGCGCGTACGAGCTTGAGATGGCGACACGCAAGATCGTGACGCGCATGGAAATCAACGGTGCACGAGTTGATCTTGACTACTCACAGAGAAAGTACGATGAACTTACAGCGTACACTGAATCTGTCAAGAAGTGGGCGAAGGACACGTATGGCGGAGTGTCTATTACGAGCAACGTTCAGTTGGTCCGCCTGTTTGAGTCACTTGGCGCAGAGATCACCGAGTTCACGCCTACAGGTCAGAAGTCATGCACTAAGGACCAGTTGAAGATCCTTGCTCGTGACGGAAATGCTGAAGTGTCTACTCTTGCTGACACCGTTCTTAAACAGCGCAAAGCTGACAAACTTGCTGGCACGTACTTCTCTAATTTTCTTACAGAGTCTATTGACGGCATCGTTCACCCATCGGTGAAAACTCTCGGTGCTCGTACTTCTCGTATGTCGATCACAAACCCGGCGCTACAAACGTTGCCTAAGGGCGACGATGTTGTGCGCCGCGCCTTCATCCCTAAGGACGATGATCATGTGATTATCACGAGCGACCTTGACCAGGTCGAGTTCCGTATGTTTGCGAGTCTGTCGAATGACACCAACCTCATCAATCTGTTTCATCTTGCCGATGCGACAGGGTCCGACCCGTTCACCGAGATTGGTCGTGAGGTCTACAACGATCCGGGGATGCAGAAATCAGACAAGCGTCGTGGTCTGATCAAGAGCATGATCTACGGTCGCCTGTACGGCGCTGGCGTTGCTAAGCAAGCGTTGACAGCCGGCGTTGCTGAGATTCAAATGAAGCAAACATCTGACGCGTTCGACAACAGATTCCCGGGAATGTCATACTTCCAGAGACAGATAGAAGACATCGGGATGCGAAGACTCAAGTCGGAAGGCCAAGGCTACGTCTACACGTGGACTGGTCGCAGATTGCCGTGCGACGAAGGAAGAGTCTACACGCTTGTCAACTATCTCATTCAAGGTGGAGCTGCAGAGGTTTTTAAGTCGAATCTTGTAAAGCTCGACCAAGCAGATCTGACAGAAATGTTGATCGTCCCGGTGCACGACGAGATCGTGCTGCAGGCCCCTCGAGAAGATGCTGAGGAGATCAAGCAACTTGTTAGACAGTGTATGACAACAACCGACGGTTGGGCAGTGCCGCTTACCGCTGACGTTGATGGCCCGCTTGAGACATGGGGTGACAAGTACTGATGAACCGATACCTTGAAATGGCTCTAGGGGTCGCCTCGAAGAGCAAGTGCAGACATAAGCACGGTTGTGTGGTTGTTCGTGACGGGCGGATCGTTTCGACGTCGACGAATAAGAAGATCGGTGACCCAGCGACGGCGTGGCGAACATCTCATGTTCATGCCGAATTTGCTGCTATCACCGCCGCAGGTTCTCTTGCGGTCGGGTCGAACGTCTATATTGCCAGAATAGCCGCAGATGGGTCTCCGGCTCCGTCGAAGCCGTGTAAGAAGTGCGAAAGTATACTGTTAAGGTCGAAGGTGGCAAGGGTGGTGTGGACATGAGGTTTATTTTGGCTGTTGACCCTGGAAAGAAGAGCGGCGTCGCTTTGATTTCCTATGAGAGCGGCCTAGAACCGCGCCTCTTGGCCTCCGGCGAGTTTCTTATGGAAGAATACCATACTCCGATTCTTGGGGCCATTAGCACAGCCAAACTGGCTGGCGCACAGTTAGATATCGTCTGTGAGAGGTTCACAATTAACGCTCAGACGGTAAAAAATTCTCAGGCGCCGTTTAGCCTCGAGCAGATCGGCATCTTAAAGTATCTGATGCTCAGCAACGACATTGACCCTGGTACTTTGCTGTTTCAGTCACCGTCTGACGCTAAGAAGATGTTTGACAACAGCGCACTGAAGAAACTCGACCTTTGGCATCGTGGTGGAGAAGGTCACGCGCTGGACGCGATACGCCACGGTCTTCTGCGTCTAGTGAAGATCGGTTGGGCGCCATTGCGGCTCCTTGAGTGAACATACTAAGAAAAAATTGCATGCGTGAAGACATTTCCGCTTAGTATGTGATACAGTGACAGATAACGAACGACAAGAGGTGTTGAGTGCCAGTTGATGTAGAGCTTAATGATTCGGGTGAACACATCCGTATCGAGACCGAATGGCGATACAAAGAATTATGCAAGGGGATCCCGGGTGCGACCTGGTCTGCAGCCGACAAGGCGTGGCGGGCGCCGCTCGGCTGGTCAACATGCCTTGCACTGCGATCGGTCTTCAAGACTGAGCTGCGCATCGGACCAAGACTTGCCGAGTGGGCTACAACCGAACTCAACACACGAGTGACGCCCTGCAACGAACTGCGCGAACTTGAGACAGCAGACGGCGACGAGGCGTTGTTCCCTCACCAGCGCGCTGGAGTAAAGTTTCTTGCCGCTGCCCGTCGCGCATTGCTTGCCGACGAGCCAGGCCTTGGTAAGACAGCGCAAACAATTCGCGCGTTGAAGGAACTAAAAGACAGAGGCGAAGACGTATTCCCAGCGCTCATCGTGTGCCCTAACACGCTCAAGAAGAACTGGAGACGCGAGTTTGGAATGTGGTGGCCTGGTGTAAACGTCCAGGTCATCAGCGGATCAGCGACACAGCGACGTAAACAATTTGCCGAAGAAAACGTTGATGTATACGTCATCAACTGGGAGTCGTTGCGCACGCACTCACGTCTTGCTAGTTACGGGTCCGTTGCGTTGGCGCGCTGTGTTGAATGCGGCGGCCACGATGAAAAGGTCTCGGAAAATCGCTGTGAGGTTCACGTGCGTGAACTAAACAAGATCGACTTCAAGGCCGTTGTCGCCGATGAGATTCACCGTTCAAAGGAACCGAAGAGCAAGCAGACACGCGCGCTGTGGGCGGCCACAGGAAAAGCTGACATTCGCTTTGCGCTGACAGGAACACCGATCGCTAACAACGTTCTAGACCTATGGCCGATTCTGCATTGGCTGTCGCCAAATGAATGGCCTAGCAAGACGCGCTGGATCGATCGCATGGTTGACACTATGTTGAACGCGTTTGGTGGAATGATGGTGCTAGGCGTCAAGCCGCATATGCACGATGAGTTCTACGCGGCTATCAACCCACGGATGCGCAGAATGCTTAAGGCAAAGGTGCTACCGTGGTTGCCGCCAGTGATCAAGGAACGTCGCGACGTAGAAATGTCTACAAAGCAGAAAAAGGCGTACGAGCAAATGCGTGACGTCATGATCGCGCAGTTGGAAGGTGGCGAGGCGCTAACTGCTCCAAGCCCTCTTACGCAGGCGACGCGTCTGCTACAGTTTGCCAGTTCATACGCTATGGTTGACGTAGACGAGTTTACGGGCGAGATCGCCGTCAAACTGTCAGAGCCATCGTGCAAGGTTGACGCGTTGATGGACGACATCGACGCTGGCGACTTTGGAGATGACTCGGTTGCCGTCTGCGCCGTATCACGTCAGCTCATCGAACTTCTCAGCGCCCGCCTTGAGAAAGCAAAGATCCCGCACGGACTAATCACTGGTGCACAAACAGAAGAAGAGCGCCAAAAGGCTATCGATGATTTTCAGAATGGAAGAATCAAGTGGATTCTTTTCACGGCGCAAGCCGGAGGTGTCGGCGTTACATTGACAGCGGCTCGCAGACTCATCATGCTTCAGCGTCCGTGGTCACTTGTCGATTACAAACAGGCTCTTGACCGCGTGCACAGAATCGGTAGCGAGATCCACGACTCCATCGTGATCACCGACTACGTCACTGACGGGACGATCGAGGAGCGCGTTATTCAGGTTCTAGATACCAAGGCCGACAACTTCGAGCAAATCGTACGAGACAAAGACCAACTTCTCAAGATGTTGAGAGACGACAAGACAGGATCACTGTGACAATCAACGAAACTCCGGTTGAGCTCCGCCGCGAGCCACTGAGAATCTCCAACTCAGAGATTCAGACATTCAAAGACTGCAGAAGAAAGTGGTGGCTAAACTACTACCGCAGACTTCAGCCGCAGACGCAAAACTTCACCGGCGCTCTTGCGCTCGGTTCGCGAGTTCACTCTGCGCTTGACATGTACTACTCGACTGGTACTCCATTGCTCGAGGCGTACGCTCACTTCGTACAGCTCGACAAGAAGGCGCTCATGGAAAGCTTCCGTGACACCATGGAACTCGAGACAGAAGCCGAACTCGGCAGAATCATGCTCGAGGGTTACCTTGACTGGGTCAACGAAAACGGTATCGACGCTGATCTTGAGATGATCTCGACAGAAGAAATCATCACCATGCCTATGTTTGAAGGCAGGGTAGAACTTCAAGGTAAACTTGACATGCGTGTTCGCCGTAAGGCAGATGGTGTTCGCATGTTCCGCGACTTCAAGACTGTTGGCGGATCATTCACCGAGTTCGCTGCACTAGCGCACATGAACGAGCAGATCTTGACATACATGCTTCTTGAGGCGGCGCAGAACAAGGAAGGCGAGCGCAGTGAAGGTGGCATCTTTACGATGCTGAAAAAGGTCAAGCGCACCGCCAACGCAAAGCCGCCGTTCTACGATCAGATCGAGGTTCGACACAACACCTTTGCGTTGAGAGCGTTTTGGAACAGAATTCATGGTACCGTAGGCGACATGCTCGCGGTGCGAGACGCATTGGACGAAGGACAAGATCATCACTTTGTTGCATACCCTCGGCCAAGCCGTGATTGCAAATGGAAGTGCCAGTTCTTTGCAGTGTGCCCGTTGTTTGACGACGGTAGCGCTGCAGAGCACGCGATCGCTGAGCTGTATACGCAAGGCGATCCGTATAAGTATTACGAATCAACAGAGATGAAAGGAAGTGAATGACCATGAGTGGAGTACAGCGATCGCTTACCCTCATGGTGTATGGTGAATCAAAGGTCGGAAAGTCGACGTTTGCAGTCACCGCACCATACCCGCGTCTAATGCTTGACGTTGAAGGTGGGCACAGGTTCCTACCTATCAACGTCAAGTACTGGGACCCGTTGCGCGAGGAGCCGCCTGCGGCTGACGGAACGTGGGACACCTGCGTTGTCAACGTCACCGAGTACGATACGGTTCTCAAGGCGTACCAGTGGCTTCAGATCGGACGCCATCAGTTCAAATCATTGATCATCGACTCGGTTTCTGAGTTGCAGGTCAAGTGCATGGACAACATCGCGGGAACAAATCAGATGCAGATGCAACAGTGGGGCGAACTTCTTCGCCACATGGGCGCGTTGCTTCGCGATCTTCGCGACCTGACAATGCACGCCACCAATCCGCTGGAAGCCGTCGTGCTGACAGCTATGGCGCGTCAAGGTCAGGACGGGCGTTACCGTCCGTACCTTCAGGGTCAACTTGCAATTCAGGCTCCGTATTTCTACGACATCCTCGGCGCTATCAACGTCGAAGAGTTCAACAATCCGGACCCGACACAAGGACCCTACAAAGCTCGCCGTATGTACGTCGAGCGCACCAACCAGTACGAGGCCGGCGAGCGCGTTCAAGGCCGCCTCGGTAAGATCGTCGAGCAAGGCGACCTCAGCGTCGAACGAATGCTCGATATCGTTTTCGGACCTCGTCCGGATCAGCAAGCAAAGTAACCAACACAGAAAGACATAGGTAAACACAATGAGCACACTTAATTGGGGTGACCTCGTCAAGGAGGCAGGTGACGTCGGTGGGTACGACCCGCTGCCCGACGGCGACTACGACCTCGTGATCGTCGAGGCACAGGCTAAGGCCACTCAGACCGGCAAGACGATGTTCGCCGTCAAGGCGCAGGTCACGACAGGGGCGCACGCAAAGCGTCTCGTGTGGGACAACCTGGTGGTCTCGACCGACAACCCGAACGCGCTCGGAATCTTCTTCCGTAAGATGAACGCGCTCGGTCTCGGCAAGGACTACTTCGCGACCAATCCGACCAACGCACAGATCGAGCAGACCCTCAAGGGTCGTAGCTTCCGCGCGCAGGTTGGTAGCCGCACCTGGCAGGGACAGAAGAAGAACGAGATCAAGACGTACTACTCGATCCCGACAGCGTCCGCTCCTGTTCCGCCGATGGCTGCAGCTCCGGCACCGGCCCCCGCGCCCGCTCCGGCACCTGCCCCGGCGCCTGCACCAGTTGCAGCGCCCGCTCCGGCTCCTGCTCCGGAAGCCGCCCCGGCTCCCGTCGCCGCCGAGGTTCAGACACAGACACCGCCGGCCGCTCCGTTCTGACGAGCCGCTGTTCTCTAGTGGTCGCCCGCGATACGAAGGTGTCGTGGGCGGCCACTTGAGCATCACACAAAGGATGAATCAATGAAGATTTTAATGACAGGGTTCACTGCTCTTCAGATCAACACAGAGCATAGAACAATCAAAAAGATCGACGTGCCAGCGTCGATCGTCGAAGCTCTCGAAAGCGTTGGCCATCAGGTTGATTGGCGACGCGTCACGCCAGGTGAAGATCTATCGTCATATGACGTGATCTGGGTAAACCTCGGCCCACTAAACTCTCTTAACGGCCGACAGGGCGCTATGGGCGCGCTGTACGCTCTTAGCTCTGGTATCCCGGCTGTTGGTTTCTTTGACGACTGGCAGTTTTCAGCCGTGTTCAACGCGTGCCGCTCGCTAGTCCGTCACCCAGAGATTCTGTACAAGTATCTCTTGTCTGGTTCGGCGCTGCGAGGTTCTGAAGACGCCACTTACTTCTCAAAGGCAGAAGCCGACGCTGCACTAGAAAGAATCGTTGCTGCTAATCCCGACGCCGCAAAGAAGTGTGCTGTCGGTAGATACTTCTTCAACGACAATGACGATAACATCAAGGCGCACGAAGGCCAATTGGTACAAACCGCCCAGGCTCTTCTCGGTGAGCGCTGGTCACACGGGCTTGTACCAGTGTGCCCGATGTATTCATTCGGCGACAGGTCACTAGTGCGAAAGAGAATGCCTGCTGAAATGGCAGGGATCGAAGCGCTAGACCCGAGCTCAACGATCTTCAATATTCTGTCGTCAGCTATTCCGATGCCGCCGTCTGAAAAGAAGAAGGCGTGGGTTCTTGGGGCCCTCGTCCCGCACGACACGTGGCTCGAAAAGAAAAACCCTGAATGGCCTGTAGAGATCGTCGGTAGCCGCAAACTCATCAGAAAGTTTGGCGGACAGCGTTTTGACACAGAGGAAGACGTGCTTTCGTTCTACAACGAACATTGGGGCATTCTTTCTCCGCCGTACCCGCACGCTGGCTGCGGTTGGTGGAGAAGCCGGTTCATGTACGCCGCTCGTGTAAAGTCAATTCTTGTCACCGACAAGGGTGAAGGCAAGCCGCTTGGCGCACCGTACTCGTTGACGATCAAGCAGGTTGAGTCGATGTCCGACGACGATCTTGCCGGCGCTGCTAACGCGCAATCCGATGCCTTGCGTGCTCACATGCCCACGTATGATTCGTTTGTTGAACACTGCAATAGGATCGTGCACCGTGCGTTGAATGAAGACAAGGGACTGAGGATAAACCCAGACGGTAGCAGGTGATGAAGTCAATCGCTATCTCAGGTATGACCGCGTCGCAGTCGTCGTACCGATCATTCCATAGCAAGGCAAGCTTCATAGGCGTTGTCGCGTCCGAACTAAAGGACAGCGGTGTCGCTGTTCACTTCATAGAACCGAGCGTTCTACTGAAGAAAAGTGACCTAGATCAGTACGACCACGTTCTACTTGGCGTCGCTCCGATGCTAAGTCTTACTGCAAACAAGGCGTACGGCGTTCTTCACATGATCAACCTGTTGAAGGACGACGGCAGTCTTGCACTATTTGTTGACGCGCCGGAACCGGCGAAGATCGCGGCAAGCCTTCGTGCTATAGATAGAAAGCCCGAAGACATCGTCAAGCCTTTCTACGCGGCTAGAAAACAATATGCCGACGTTGCAGGCAACCGTAAGATCATGGCATCGGTGATCGCAGGCGCACAGGCGCTGGCGACAGGTTGGGTCTACACAACGCTGTACCCGTCGACGCCGTTCACCTCTAATGAAAACGTTGAAAGCCAATTATTCGGCGCGACGCGTGACGTAGTCCAAGGTGTTCAGATCGACTCATTTCTTCTTAACACCGAGTTGAACACGGTGCCTAAGGCGCGTGGTGGGTATTGGACCGTCGACAACTCAAAGGCAAAATGGTTTAGGTCACTTAAAAATACCCTTGGCCACGAGGTCGTTGAGATGAAAAGCAACAGACTGTCGACAGACTCAGACGTAGAAAAACTAATAGTACGCTCATCAGGCGCGATCGTCAGTCCGCAAGACGACGGGACGCTGTGGTGGAGCTACAGAATGTCGCAAGCTCTAAACAACGACACGCCGGTGGTAAGTGACTGGAAAATTACGTCCATTCTTGGAGATTCGTGGTCGTTACTGCCGGCAAACGTAGAGGAAATGGATTACGTTGACATCTACGAACTTTCCGTAGACCAACGCAAAAGATACATCGCCGCTCTTGCCAGCAGGCAAGACGCACTACAGACACTGAAGAATGGATTAGGTCATGGCAGACAACGTGCTATTTGGTAAATGGCTGGAAAAGACACGTCAACTACAGACGGATGTGTACAACGTCGACTACGCGTCGTTCCATAGCGACGAGCATGACGACCTAAGAACCCTCATCGAGTACATCCGATGGAATATGCTTGCCATCGACGACGAGCTTGCCGAGGTGCGTAAGGCTATCTCATGGAAGCCGTGGCAGCACGACGACCCGTATGCCGACCGTCACGAGATCCTCAAGGAATGCGTTGATGTTCTGCACTTTGTAGCGAACATCCTGTGCGCCGCAGGGGCCACGGACGATGAGCTTGATCGCGAGTATCTTGCTAAGATGCAGAAGAATGCTGATAGACAAAAGAACGGCTATCGAGTTCTTGACAGTGGTGTCAAGTGCACCGCGTGCTTCAGAGCTCTTGACGACTACGACGTGGACGCGTGTCTCGAGTCGTCTTGCCCTCAACGGAGCACTGGCGGTGGTTCATGAATGATCTATGGGAAGATGCGTCGGCTCTCGACGTGAACGTTGACGACGTCTTAAGAGTGAAAAAAGACGCATACAAAACCGATGCTGGCAGACTTCATAACGGCCGACTTGTTAAGGTTGTAGATATCAAGGACGGCGATATCTACGTGACCACGATAGACTATAAGACGCCGCACATACACTCTGCTAGACACCCAGCGTACAAACTAGAGAAGAAGATAGCGGCGATATAGCATGAGCACCGTAGATCTTTCAGCAGTTCTTGAAAGATTTGAACCGGACTGGTCAAGAAGAATTGACTGTGAGCCGGGGTGGCACGCTATTATCGCCGCGATCGACGTAGAGCTGTCGAAGATCGACCCAGATTACACGATACAGCAGATCAAGGAAAAGTTTGGCGGCCTTAGATACTACTTCAACACTAAGACGGAGCACTGGCGCGTGATGAACGATGTAGTAGCTCGATACGAGCAGGTGGCCTGGTCTACGTGCGAAATATCTGGTGAACCTGGAGTGTTGATGGTGAAGCGAGGCTGGTATAGAACGCTGAGTCCAGCTATTGCGCCACCGGGATTTGAAGTTGTAGACAGGGAGAAACTTCTAAATGGCGAAGCTAGTTCGTAACGCTCTTAAGTGTTTAACGTGCGGCAAGGTAATTGAGTCTGTGCATAGGCACGATTTTGTTAGATGTGTCTGCCCTGACGACTCAGATACCGGCATTTTTGTAGACGGTGGTCTTTTGTATCAACGCGTCGGTTACGGGATAAAGGCAGAGTTCGAAGATCTCAGCGAGTACGAGGAGTAGACATGAGACTTAACATTGAGATGAAGTGCACCGGTAGAACCTTTGAAGAGATTCATGAGTCACTTACAAGTAAGTGGTCGGAGTTCATTCAAGACCCGTCGGCTGTCATTCCGTTTGACTCAGAGATACACATTTCTCAGCCTGGTGATGACCCGGACTCGGAGTTCTATCTTGCTACGTTGATCGCGAGAGCTAAGGCATGAAAAACGAAAAAAGTCCTCGGCAGGAGATGCTTGAAACAGCGGCGAAGATCATTTCTGGGCAACGAGACACTCAATACGGCGGACCTGAAGATAACTTTGGAAGAATAGCCAAGATCTGGGGCGTACTCTTTGGTAGAGAATTCACTAACGAGGACGTTGCCATGGCGATGGTTGCTGTAAAGATCGCTCGCTATGCTTCCAACTCAGGGTTTCAACCAGACACATGGACCGACATTGCAGGGTACGCCGCATGCGGCTACGAAGTCGGTCTAAAAGGTCAGGTCAGTAAGTAATACGTGTTAGTGTTTATCATCGCATTGGACAACAACGAGGAACAACAATGAGCAATCCCACCTTCATTGACTGCAACGGTCTTGCTGGCTTTATGAGCCTCGGGTTCGTGAGATCCGGACTCGATATGACGGTCCGAACGGGCACTCTTAACTTTGGTAACCCGGTTGCCGAGGTGAATAGAAAACACCTTGGCGAACAATGGACGTCGTTCTTCTCTGAAGACCCAAACGATTGGCCTGACACGAGCGCTGACGTTGTTCTTGGTTGCCCGCCATGCTCTGGTTGGTCGCTGTGGTCTGGCCCAGCGAACCGTGGCCCCGACGCTAAGGCCCACGAGCACACGCGTGCGTTCATGAAGTACGCTGCCCGGATCAAACCAAAGATGGTCGTGTTTGAGTGCGTGCAGCAGGCGTATACGCAAGGCCGAGCCGTGATGAATCAATACCGCGACATGCTCGAAGAGCTCTCCGGTAAGAAATACGACCTGTATCACGTTAAGCACAACAATCTAATGGTCGGTGGATTCTCGTACCGCATGCGCTACTTCTGGGTGGCTGTCGAAAGCGGTATGCCTTTCGGCGCGCACGCTGAAATGCCGAAGGAAATGCCAAAGATGATCGACGTCATCGGAGATCTCGAGAACCTTGAAATCACGTGGAACAGACAGAAGTACAACGCTGAACCGTCGAAGTTTGTTGCTGATCTAAGAAATGAAGACGGCTACGTCGACGGCCACATGAATAGAACAAACCTCGAGTCGCAGAGAATCCAAGAGATCTTCGACATTCTCGGTAACGAAGGTTGGAAGCCTATGGCCGCGCTGAACGTTGCTCTTAAAGAGGCTGTCGAGAAGAACAACAACACGTTCCCGCAGTCATGGGCCACCAAGGAAGAGAAGATTCGTCTAAACGACTTCTACATGGGTTTCTCGCTTCCGGCTCGTTGGGACGCGAACTCGTTCTGTCACGTTATGACAGGCAGTGCTCTTGATCACATCGTGCACCCGACACAGCCGCGCCGTATCACGCACAGAGAAGCCGCTAGAATTCAAGGTCTGCCCGACAATTGGGAATTTGTCAGTGTCAACAACTACTCGGCTCTTGGGGCCACGTGGGGCAAGGCAGTGGCCGTCCAGGCGGCGACATGGATCGGTCAAGCAACGGCGGCGGCTTTAGAAGGTCAACCAAACGGCCCGCAGGGTGAGTTGATCGGCGAACGCGAATGGCTTTTGGACACTGACAAGGGCTTTAGCCGCAACTTCGTGAAGAAGAACTTCTACCAAGAATAACATAAAAAGCGTGTGTCACAAGATTTTCCGCCGTCCTGATATAATCATTGTTCTAAACAGTGACGGAGTGACTCATGCAATCTTTTCTTGTATCTACAAATTCGTTTGAAGAAACGGCCGCGGTGCTTGACAACAAGCGCCTGCACAAGCAGACCCTTGAGGCGTGGCAATGTCTTCTCAATATGTGCGGGCTTGACCCCGACGGCAACGACCGTGCGCCAAAAGGCTGGTCAAGTCACCCTGTAGTCAAGATGTGGCGAGGGCATGAGACGCTACTTGTCTCCTACATCACGGCTACGTACTTTGAGTGGCGGTCTCGTGGGTACAAGTCTACGCTCCTCGAGAAGACACTACGTACCTACGACACCGCTGTGTCACTTGGTAGAATATCTAGTGACATTACGTTGCCGTTGTGGATGCATGACCGTACGTACTTTGAGAACCTGTGCTCAACTCACCGTGTCGCGCTACTGAACAAGAACTACGAATGGTATTCGCAGTTCAAGTGGCCAGAAGACACTGGAACATGCCCTCCGGGGTACGAGTACCTGTGGCCGCACCAAGACGGCTACGTAGTAGTGGCTTGAACCCTGTAGAAGGCCTCTAATTCAGCGTCTCGTCCGCTAACATAGATAATCCTGCCAAGATTACCGCGCTTACGTCGCGTGACAAGATACAATCTTTCTACTATGAAAGATTCTAGAATTGGTGAATCTCTCTGGGTCGAATGGTCTGGGGAAGACTATGACTCTTTTGACAGAGATCTAACAACGTTTTACACCGTTGGGCACGTTGATCTCGAGAACGACGTAGTAAAAAGAGCTCTTGCATCTGCGCTTCAGAGAGACGGGATTGCCGTTTCTCTTGGTGAAGGATACAAACTTTTAGACGGCGCTATCGCTATGCTCGGCTACGCCGGCTGTGTAGACGGTGACACCGACATGACAATCTGCGCCCAGGACGGCGAGACACGCGACGGAGATGACGTTGACGAAGTTCTCGAGGTGACCTGGGTGGAGATTCAATGCCAAAAGGTGTAGGCGACTTCGAGTGGATGGACGAAGCTGAATGCGGTAAACGTAGCAACAAGCACATGTCGTCGTACTTTTTCTCTGCGGTACCAAGAGAAAAATATGATGCTAGAAATCTGTGCTTCCAATGTGACGTTCGTAAGGAATGCCTAAAGTACGCTCTCGAGAACAAAGAGATCTGGGGAGTCTGGGGTGGAAAAGACGAGGCAGAAATTAGACGCACCCTGTCGCTGTCTCACGAAGGCAAAGAGATCAGACGCACTCGGTTTCCCAACTGCCCGTACTGCGGTGCTCGACCAGTCAAGTTGTCGGTGATTGTTGCGCCATCGCCTGAAGGCGGCCGATGGACGACAATGAAACTTGTGCAGTGCTCGGAGTGCGAGTTTACGTGGAGAAGTCGCACTAGTGCTAACGCAGTTACCGCGTATCATGCTTCTCGTAAGAAATCTGAAAACGAGAAGAAAAAGAAGAAAGACTAGTTTTCTTCTTTGTTTTGAAGCGCCTTGTTTAGCGCGTCAACTGTAGCTTCAAGAATAGCGATCTTCTGTGCCTGCTGTGCTATCTGGTTTGTGAGGCTTAGAACGATCTTGTCGATATCAAGTTCTAGGTTGTCTGACATTACTCAGTCTCCGTCTGTTTGTTTAGTTCTTCAAATCTGCTGTCTATCATATCACTGTATTGTGACGAAATAGCGGCTACTAGGTCTTGGATTAGCGCGTTTCTTTGCCGTTGCGCCGTTGACGGCCCGACGTGCTGCTTATACAGAAGCCTATTGATGTGAGCAAATTTTGTCTCAAGGAACGTTCTTACAACAAGTTCGTAGTCGTCGGCAACAACGTACGCAGGGTTGTGTCCGTTAAGTTTTCTATAGACGTCGGCTCGCCACGCGCGTACGTGGTTTGGTGCTGACACGATGTGCTTCATCGTGACCGCGTTAACTTCTGGCGCTGACATTACCCACACTCCGTACTCGTCAGACCAATAGTCTGACCCATAGCCAAAACCCCAACCTTCTGGGTAGCGACCGGACTGGCCATCGGCAAGAATTTCACACCAGTCCGAGTAGACAAATCCAACCTCTGGATCCTCAAACGCGCTAGCGATCTCGGCAAGACAGTCCGGCGTCAGTTCGTCATCATGATCTAGTTCAACAAGAATGTCGCCCTTAGCAACCATAAATGCGTTGCGCTTGATTTCTCCAATCGAGCCGGAGTGAACGTGCGATCTGTACATTGCGATCTTGTAGCGCTCGTCGGAACAGAAACCGTACAACTGGCGCCACGTCTCGGTATTGGTGGAATCGTCCCATACAACCCATTCCCAATCTGTGAGCGTCTGAGCCTTGAGTGATGCCCACGTTCTGGCGAGGATTGACTTGTCGGTGTTATAGGTCGGGGTAATGATTGAGATCATCAAGACTCCGTAGGAGCGGTGGACTCTGGTTGCCATAGTTCGGCGGGATTAGGGCTCGGCGCAATCCAAGTTTCCCCGTCAAGCGTCCAGCCAAATGATGCTTGCGGGTGTTCGTCGCAGGAAAGCAACGTGTGGCCTTCTGGGAAATCTGATTTACGAGCGATTCAACAATCTTGTTGACATCTAGTTGTACATTGGACATTATTCTTCTCCTGTTGTTGGGGGTAATTATTCATTTTCTTCTTCTGTTATAGATGCGTCATCCCAGATTCCTCTGGAAAACTCTACCCAGTCATCGTACTCCTGTTGCGTTAAGACAGTAATTGAACCATCAGGGTTTTGCTTTGAGATGCTTCCAAACGGATTTTGTTCTAAAAACTGTTCTTTTGTTATTGGTGTGTAATCGTTCATGATGCGTCTTCTCCTCCTATACGAACAAAAAATCTTCTGAATTGATTAAGAGCATTAAAACTAGTAAAAGTACCCGCAAGAAGTATTTTGCGGTCAGATTGAATAGTGACTGAACGAACAGTATTATTAGCACCATTGCCAGCATTAGTAGTAAATGCAGTATCTCTAGTACCATCACTATTTAAACGAACAATACGGGTTACAGTCGTACCGTTCCAAGCACCAAAATTACCGCCAACAAGAATTTTACCGTCAGACTGAATTGCTATTGATACAACACCACCACTAGCACCAGTACCAGTGTTTGTTGTAAATGCAGTATCTCTAGTACCGTCAGCATTTAAACGAACAATACGACCTACGGCCGTGCCGTTCCAAACAGTAAAATTACCGCCAACAAGAATTTTACCGTCAGACTGGATTGCGATTGTTACAATAGTAGTATTAGCCCCTGTACCAGTATTAGTCGTAAAACTAGTATCTCTAGTCCCATTACTATTTAAACGAACAATAAAACCTACAGTCGCACCGTTCCAAATAGTAAAACTACCACCAACAATTATTTTTCCGTCAGACTGGATTGCGATTGTTTCAATAGTAGTATTAGCACCAGTACCAGTATTAGTAGTAAATGCAGTATCTCTAGTACCATCACTATTTAAACGAACAATACGGTTTACAGTCGTACCGTTCCAAGTAGTGAAACTACCACCAACAAGGATTTTACCGTCAGATTGAATTGCTACAGAAAGAATAGAACTATTAGCACCAGTACCAGTATTGGTTGTAAACGCAGTATCCATAGCGCCATCAGAATTTAAACGAACAAAACGACCTACAGTTATGCCATTCCAAGCAGTAAAAAAACCACCTACAAGTATTTTACCGTCAGATTGAATTGCTACACAAGTGGTCGTACTAGTAGCAAAAGCAGATAATGTTTCATAACTAGTGCCATCACTATTTAAACGAACAATACGACCTACTGCTGTACCATTCCAAGAACCAAAAAAACCACCAACAAGACTTTTGCCATCAGACTGAATTGCGATTGTTTCAATAGAACTATTAGCACCAGTACCAGTGTTTGTTGTAAATGCAGTATCTCTAGTACCGTCAGAGTTCAAGCGAACAATATAATTTACTGCTGTACCGTTCCAAGAAGTGAAATAACCACCTACAAGGATTTTGCCATCAGACTGAATTGCGATTGTTTCAATAGAACTATCAGCACCAGTACCAGTATTAGTAGTAAACGCAGTATCTCTAGTACCATCAGAATTTAATCTAACAATACGACCTACAGTCGTACCGTTCCAAGCACTAAAATTACCACCTACAAGGATTTTGCCGTCAGATTGAATTGCGATTGTATAAATAACATTATTAGCACCAGTACCAGTGTTAGTAGTAAATGCAGTGTCTCTAGTGCCGTCAGAATTCAAACGAGCAGTACGGTTTACAGTCGTACCGTTCCAAGAAGTGAAATAACCACCAAGAAGTATTTTACCGTCAGATTGAATTGCTACAGAAAAAATATAATCATCAGCACCAGTACCAGTGTTAGTAGTAAATGCAGTGTCTCTAGTACCGTCAGAGTTTAATCTAACAATACGACCTACGGTCGTACCGTTCCAAGCACCAAAAAAACCACCTACAAGGATTTTGCCGTCAGATTGAATTGCTACAGAAAAAATATAATCATCAGCACCAGTACCAGTGTTAGTAGTAAATGCAGTGTCTCTAGTACCGTCAGAGTTTAATCTAACAATATAATTTACTGCTGTGCCGTTCCAAGAACTAAATTCACCACCTACAAGGATTTTACCGTCAGACTGAATTGCTACAGAAAGAATATAACTATTAGCACCAGTACCAGTGTTTGTTGTAAATGCAGTATCTCTAGTGCCGTCAGCATTTAAACGAACAATATTACCTACGGTCGTACCGTTCCAAGAAGTGAAATAACCACCAACAAGGATTTTACCGTCAGACTGAAATGCTATTGCGTAAACAGAACCAGTACCAGCACCAGTACCAAACACTCCTGTCTGGTCCCTATCATCCCAAGACTTATCAACCAAACCACCCTTAACAAAAGAGGTATACCACCTTCCGCCAACCTTGTTGTAAACATAGTCAGCCAACTTCCATGTACCAGCAACTTTCGTATAAGGCTTTGAATTTCGCCAAGTACCAGCGACTTTAGTAAGATGAGACATCAGGAATAAACCATCCAGACATCCCCATCGTTACCCCCGGTTGGTGATGATGTTGAAATAGTAATAGTGTTATTAGAACTGTCACCAGTAATGAAAACGCCTGCAACTTTAGATGGGGCGATAGCCGCCGAAGCGTTAATATCCCCGTCAACAATAGTGCCATCAACAATCATTGCGCTAGTCACGGTATTAGAAGGAATTGTTGTGGCATAAGAAAGGCTGGTCCACGCTGTAGAACCAGTGCCGATTTTGAACTTGCCAGTATCTGTTTCAAACCCCATCTCACCAGCGGCAAGAGTTGGGTTAACTGAGGTCCAGTTAGCGGCGGTATCACGCCGTATTTGTATGAGTGCGTTACGAGCCATTATTCAGCCTGCCATTCTTCGGGGGTGTTGCCTTCTTCTAGCCATGCTAGATAGGCACGGTAGTCGCGGCATGATTCGTCCATTGAGATAAACGCAACATCTTCTAGACGCACTATGTATTGTTCGCCGCGTGTTGTTGTAAATGTCCCGTACATCAAAACTCTCCATCAATGACAAAGTTCCACAAGTCTGTTCCAAAACTATTGCCGCCTGAAGTACGAGAAAAGGAACAATTAGTAACAGCCTTGTAATACACACTCAACGCACCAGCACCAGAATTACCCGATGCCGTGTAGGTATTTGTTCTCATTCTTACTGGAAACTGTATGTTGCAATACCTATTGGTACTTCCCGTGCCATTTTGGTCGGGCCACATAGGGATTGCGGTATCTGTTTCACGAAAGTAGTACCGCTGGCACAACGCCAACTCTGCGCCGATCGGCCTCTGCTCGAACGGTGTTGCCACCGACCCACGCTCAACCTGAACACCCCAGAAGTCGAAGGTGTTGTTCTGGATGCCAATGCTATTTAGTCGCGCATTGAAGGTGCTTCCTGCCGAAACCCACAGGTTACAGTTTAGGCTACTGGTGTTTGCTGTCGTGCCAAACGTTTTGCCATTGATGTTAGGGACGGTCATAGTAACCGAATAGCGAACCCATGATGTAGAAAGCGTTACTTGACCACCAAGAGTGTTGACATCTGCCGATGGGCTACCACCAGTTCCAAATACCTGTGCTAGTTCAACAGCAACTTTGGGTGTACCGCTAGCCGCTTTTGCCCAAAACGAAATCGTAACCGTGCTGTTGGCGAATGTTCTAGCATCCTCAATGGGCTGTTGAAGGACGGCGTAATCTCCAGATGCCGACTGACTTGCCGTCACAAGTCGGACAAAATTGGGAGACTCATAACCTGTGGCGGCAGGTGAACCAACCGTAAAGGACTGGCTTGACATGGTGACTGTGCCACCGACATTGAATACTTTCCAGCGGTCATAACCATAAGTGGTGCTTGCCGTGGACGACGACCATGCTCGCTGGTTGATGCGGAAGTCGCCGTTGATGATCGCATTACGGAACCCCGTATACGGAGTCAAATAGTCCGTACCCTGAATGAACTGGGTGGCCTCGACCGTCCCGTTGACATCCAACGTGTACGCCGGGGACTGGTTGTTGATACCAACCCGCGTGTTCGTCGAGTCCACTTTCAGTACGGTTGGGGACAGGGACGCACCGTAGGCTTTCCAGACGGTTCCGTCCCAAATCCACGACTTGTCGCCCGACGTAAAGATTTGGCCGGTGGTGGGGGAGTTGGGGAAGTCAATCGCCATCAGTTACCTCGGTTGATTCAAGAGTCCAACCTGACGCGAGCAACGCTTCGTATTCCTCGTCTGTCATAGGGCGCACTAGATCATCGATTTGGATGTTGGGTCGTTCGGGTTCCATTATGAGTTCCTATATCCATAGACGCGAATCGTGCCGCCGGTAATTGTTCCCGAGCCCGGTTTGACGGTGAACGACGTGTATGAGGTGGACGAATTGTGGAATCCACCACCTATCCAAGCCGTTCCATTTGTATCGGCGTACACATTCGTCCAAGAAGCATTTGTTGGTCTCGCCTCAAATGGTCTGATTACGTCAACGATTGCGTATGCTCCGTTCGCTCCATCAACTGATCCAAGCCGCCATGATGAAGTGTTAGTAGCCTTGATCTCGCCGTAAGCGACAGTGAAGTTCATCTGCCAATTAGCGTAGTAGTACGAAGCAACTGATGATCCGAGCGTCAATAGGAGTGATTCATCAGTGCTTGCGCTGTCCGTCGTTATGACAATCCGATAGTTGTCGTATGTACTTGAGAAGGCTCCAGTCACTTCCACCGATGCGACGGCTGTGCCGATTGCCTGTGTCTTCACCAACACCAAACCTGGCGCAAGACTGGCCGACATCGCCGTCACCAAATTGCCGTAAGTAATCTTGTTCGCCGCCGTCGCACTCGACGGATTATCAACCACCGGAAACACGTCGTCGGTCGTCAAGCTCGTCACCGCCGACAACGCGGTCACCTGCCCCGGTTGCAAC